GCCTCGACGCGCTGCTCGTCGGCCCTCGGGGCGGGCACCGCTCGCAGGTGCGGCTGACGCGGCGAGGGCTCGCTCACCGCCGGCTCCGCTTGCGCCGAGCACGGCCGATGCCCGCCGGGCCGCTGATCTCCAGGTTGTAGAAGCTCTTGCGCCCGTCCAGGTCGGGCGCTCGCTGCGGCAGCGCCGCGACGTTGCGAACGGGCACCCGCCCAACGCCCAGGCGCTGCGCCCTGCGGTAGTAACGGAAGGCCGCAACGCCGACGATGGTCAGGAGCGTGCCGCCCACGCCGAGCATGATCCAGGGCCAGGGGTCGAGCGTGCCGGGCTCGGGAGTCTCGGTGCCACTCTCACGCGGCGTCGGGACAGTCTCGGCGGCGGCTGCGCTGCACGCCTCGGGGTCGCCTCCTCGGGCGAGGCACTCGTTGTAGGCCGCGAGCCGGCCCGTGGTCAGGTCGCGGAACTGCTGGGCCCGAGCGCGCGCGATGAAGACGCCGGAAAACTCCTGGCTGACGTTGATCACCACTTGGCCGAGGATGTAGGCCACGGCCACGGCGGCGATCAGGGCGATGATCGCCAGAGCGATGGTCGCGCCCGTCGTAAGCTCGCCAAGCTGGCGGCGGCTTCGGACCTCGGGGCTCGGGATCGGGAAGGGGATCTGCGCGATCAGCGACGGGGCGATGGGCCGCAGGATGCGCGTGACGACGGCGTAGACCTCAAGCTGCGCTTTGTAGAGCGCCGTGCGGACCTTGTTGAAGGCGACGTAGTCCGCAGCCGTGTCCAGCCCCGCGCTCTGAAGCGCGAGCAGCCCTTGGCGAGCCTCTTCGACCTCGTCCTCGCCCTTGGCAAGGGCCTCAAGCAGGTCGCGGAGCGTCGGCTCGACGAAGGTCCGGTCGATGTACTCCTCGACGGGCGCGAACCTGCGCCGCGCCTCGCTGAGAGCGCGATCGAAGGTGCTGATCTCGCTCACCGCCGCCCCCCCATCCCCGCTTGCTGCGCTTGCTGGACGAGCGCAGCGAGGCGCTCGTCGTGCCGGTACTCGACGATGACGCTGACCTCGGCGTAGCCGATGTTCGATGCGCCGAGCAGCCACTGATGCGGGAGCATTTCGAAGCGGATCTGCGCCCCGGGGCTCCACACCGGCAGCTTGTACTCACGGTTGGGGCCGATCTCCTCGGGCAGCGTGTCGAAGGTGATCGACACCCGAGGGCTCTCGGGGATCATGACCTGCACGAGCCGGTAGCAGCCCGGGATCGCATCCTCGTCACGAGGAAGGAAGATCCGCGCCTCCTGCACCAGCGTGGCGCGGAAGGCGTGCGTGGGCTTGTAGATCGTCCCGTTCATGGGTTCACCGCCGGAAGATTCCGCACGCCTTGGCGCGATCGAAGACCTGATCCCGACGCGCCGACGCCATCGCGAAGAGCTTGCGCCCGGTTGCCGAGCCACGGTCGGCCTCCGAAGCGTGCGCCATGATGGTGCCCACCGTGAAGAGCGCCTTGCCGATCTCTCCGCACGTCATGCGATCGATCCGCGCACTCGTCACCGAGCGCAGCCGGTAGGTCGCATGTTCGAGGTGCTCGCTCGGCGTGCCACGGAGGCTGCGGCTGCGACGAGTCTTCTTCTTGGCTGCCATGATCAGGCTCCTCTCAGGTCAGGCTGATGTAGCCGGTCAGGCCCACGGCGAGGTTGAGACCTTCGGCGGACTGATCCAGAGCGATGCCCTGCACGACGATGCCCTCGCCGGGCTCCCAGATCAGCCCGTCGCCCGGGAACTGATGCACCACGGCCATGCCCTGGGTCGTGCCGAGCAGCGTGGCCGGCATCTGCGAGAGCGGCACGGGGCTGGTCGGGCCGATGTACCAGTCTGCGCCCGTTCCGTTGCCGATCTGACGGATCTGGACTCGAAGCTGGCGAATGTCGCCCGCGCCGACCGGGTCTTCGACCTCCGCGCCGCAGTGCAAGACCATATCGGTCAGGGCGATGGGCTCGGTGCCGTCGTTGCGGAAGTCCACGGTGTCGAGGATCACCGGGGCCTCGTTGCTCAGTTCGACCTCGCTCGCCAGGAAGTAGGGGCGCTTGCTCAGGAGGCCGACGCCGCTGAAGCTCACCGACACACGACGCGGCGAGGCGGGCTGACTCTCAAGGGCGACCTGCACTCGAAGCGAGTCGCGAGCCGAGAGGATCACGGGCCGGTCGAAGGTGTACGACGAGAAGGCCGGCGTGAGCGCCTGCGGTCCGGTCACGACCTTGGTCGCCCACAGAGGCAGCGCCTTGAACTCGCGCCCCATGTAGTATTGATCGTGGAAGGTGAAGCGCACGCCCATGCGCTGCATCTGGCGCATATCCAGCCCGCCCTCGCCGTCAGGGCGCACGAAGAACGTCGCGTGCGTCAGGCGCACCGGGAACTGCTCGCCGTTGATAAAGGTGTTGCGGTCGCCGTTGCTCACCACGCCATCGGGCAAGAGCGTGAAGGCGTCGAAGTAGGCCCGAGGCTCCTCGATGATGCCCTTGGCGACGTTCTGCGCCGCGAGCTTCACCATGTAGTCGATGTAGCGGTCGCCGGGCTTGCCCGTGGGCTGCTTGTGCTCTTCCATGCTCATGCCTCGATGGATGCGTAGCCGCAGAGGCTGACGCCGATCTGGTACACGCTGTTGATCGGTTGTTCTTCGCCCGCGATCGTGACCGGTCCAGGGGCAGTGACCTCAAGGTCGAGCCGGTCGCCGGGGCCGAGCGTGATCGGCTCGGGCAGGTCGTAGACCTGCGCCGGGGTGACGCTCGGGCAGACCAGAGCCAGCGGCGCACCCTGCCGCCACCACCACGAGCCGGTGCCGCCGTTCCGCATCCGAGCCCGAGCCGCAACGCGCAGGCTCAACGGCGAGAGCACCGAGCCGGGGTTGGGGACCAGAGCCTCGTCGAGGTTGGAGTCGTAGACGCTCTGGTCGATCATGACCGAGAAGGCAGTGACCGGGATCGACCCGTCGCTGGAGGGGTTCTCGGCTGCGTACCGCTTGGCGCTGAACCGCTGGGTGCTCGGCCACAGGTCGAGCACGGACTGGACGTAGTTGCTCGGGCCAAAGCCGTCCGCCGGGAAGGGAGGCGTGCCGCCGAGGGTGTTGTTGTAGCTCTTGAGGCTGATCGACTGGCTCTGTCGAGCGTTGCCGCCGAAGAGGTTGCCGCCCGCTTCCTCGAAGTGGATCAGAGCGCGCGGATTGATCGGCGGACCACCCGGCAGCCCCGGCGGGAGCGTGAAGGTCGAGAGGTCGAACTCCAGGTCGCCGAGCCTCGGGATGACCATGGGCTTGTCGAACTTCCAGCGGGTCAGCCCCCAGAGGCTCGAAGCGTAGTCGGGCGAGCCGAAGGCGCTACCGGGGTTGTTCGGCGTGTCGCTGGGCCGAGGCGTCGTGACCTGCGGGTGGCCCGGGTTCCGCAGGTAATACTGGCGCTGCGGGGCGCTGATAACGACGCGGGGGTTCTCGACGGCTGCCACGCCGCAGTTGCGGAAGTTGGCGGCGCTGAGAGGATCGCCGTTGCTGAAGCGCGAGAAGGTGTAGTTGATCGGCGCGATCAGGGCTTTGGTCAGCGTGATCGGGTACTTCTCGCCGTTGAGGAAGTCGTTGGCCGGCAGGCGCACCGTGAACGGAGGACGCGGCTGCGGCTGGCTCGTGTCCACCCGGGCCAGGGACCAGAACGCTCGCGGTTCGTAGAGCAGCATCGGATCAGCACCTTAGCCGGAAACTAGAACGCCCCTCAAGCCGTTGCCGGCCGAGGGGCGTTCGGGGTGACGAGCGCCCGTGCGCCGGATCAGGCGACCGGACGACGCTTGAGGCCGTCGAGGTGGAAGCGCATCCGCACGGCCTGCGACAGGTCGGAGATCGCACCCGGGAACGAACGCGCTTCGAGGTAGAAGACGCGGTCGGAGGCGATGTAGACCGGAAGCTGGAAGCGCCGCTGGTTGCTTGCGCTCATCTTGCCGCCCGTGCCGTAGCTGAAGGCCGTGGTGGCCGTCAGCGCCTGCGAGGAGGCGAAGGCCGGGCTGCCCACGCTCTGGCCGATGCGGCTGAACGGGAAGCGAGCCTGGGGCTTCTTGATGTTCGCGCCGACGACGAGGCTGATCACGAGGTCACGCTGAAGCCGGCGAAGGTTCTGCGAGAGCAGGACCGGCGCAGGCGCGAGCGTGATGACCGGATCCTCGCCGACCGTCGCCGCCGAGAGCGCGAAGTGCTCGTAGGTGATGGCGTAGCAGAGGTACGCCTCGTCGTGGTTCATGCGGGTCTTGGCGACCTGATTCGTGTCGGCCTCGGTGGCCGTTCGCGCCAGAACGCCCTGCGTCGGAACCTGCTGGCCCTGGACGTAGGTGAAGGCGCGGAGGTTGACGGCCACACCAGCGGCGAACTCGATGGTCGAGAACTGCTGGTAGTGCAGCCACTCGTCGATCACCACTTCGGAGCCATCGGGGAGTCGGATCTGCTTGATTGCCATGGTCTTGTTCTCCCGTTCCGCTCACGCCACCGGACGACGACGGTAGCCCTCGAAGAAGAGGCGCAGCCGCATCCGCGAACCAGCGGTCAGGTTGAGGTTGTTGACCTGCCCGGGACCGGGCTTCACGTCCACGGCCAGACCCTCGCCGCCCGCGACGTAGAGGGGGCTCGCCATCTGGCGCGAGTCACAGACGCTCACGCCGCCGTTGTTGCCGGCGACGTAGGGGTCGCCGGTCGCAGCGTTGATCGCGGCGCTGTTGTACTGCATGACGCCCGTGCCGGCGGCGAAGATCCCGAGCGGCTGCCGGGTGTACTCCTTGACCGCCGCGATGCGGGTGATCACGAGAATGTCGCGCTGAAGCCGGAGCATGTTCAGCAGGCTCACGTCGGGCGCGTCCGAGGGCGGCACGCTCGGGTCAAGCTGCGGATCCTCGGCTCCGATCATGAAGACCTCGATCGCCAGCGAGTAGGCGATCAGTTCCTCGTTCTCGGGGATGCGGTTGCCCTCACCCTCCAGGTTCGTGTCGGCGAAGGTGGACTGGCGCTGCGCCACCGAGCCCGGGACCGAAGCCCCGCGCCCGTAGGAGAAGGCCGTGAGGACGGGGAACGAACCCGTGCCGATCTCGACGGTCGAGTAGAGATCCTCGGCGCTAGTCCAGTCGCCGGGGGTGAGGGTCTTGCCGTTGGGCAGACGGATCTTCCAGAGTTGTGCCATGACGGGTTGCTCCTCTCAGGCCACCGGGCGCTTGTAGAGCCCGTCGAGGTGGAAGACGATCCGGTGCATGATGTTCGGATCCGACACCGCCGGGTTCGCCTCGGAGAGACCGCTGGGAACCGCGCTGCCGCTCACGTTCTCCAGGCGCAGGCGGTACTTCTCCTGCCCGCCGATGTGGACCGGCACGACGAGGGAGCGCACCGCGTCCTGCGCCGGCCAGCCGGCGTTGGCTGCCGTGAGGCCGGGCTGACCCGCGACCGCCACCGCCCCGGTGAAGACCGTGGTCGAGGACGCGCCGAAGCCCGTGTTGTAGTAGCTCAGGCCGGCCCGGTGCGTGAACTTCTGGCTCACGTCGAGGCTGACGAGCAGCGAGGCGTGCAGGATCGAGAGCCGCTTGCGCGTGGGCGCGGGCTGGTTCGGAGCCGGCACGCTGAGAAGGGTCATGTTGCCCTCCTCGGTCGTGAACTCGTAGAAGTCGGGCTTGATCGCGTAGACGAGAAGCTCCTCGGTGCTCGCCATCCCGCCCGGGGTCACCACGTTGGTGTCCCGGTCGTTGCTCGTGCGGCGCACCGTGGCGTTGTTCGTCGTCGGGACGGGCTCGCCGCTGACGTACTGGAAGAGGTCGATCTCGGTGTCCGTGAAGTTCGCGAGAAGCTCACAGGTCGAGTAGAGCGGGGTGTCGCTCCAGTCCACGAAGGCGACCTCGGTGCCATCGGGCAGCCGCATGGTCGTGATCTGATTGATCGGGCCAGCCATGTTCGTTCTCCTTGATCAGCCGATCAGGCGTTGAAGCCCGGGGTGCCGAAGGCTCCGGTGTTGATCCCCGAGAGGGACACGGTCTCACCGTAGCTGCCGATGGTGCCGGCGCGCTTCCCCGAGGGGCCGGTCGGCTCCATGACGATCGCGCCCATGCCACGGCTGTACTCGGGCACGATCGCGCCCGTGCCGAGCCGGCGGCGGTAGCGGCGACCGATGCCGGCGGTGCCCTCAGCGGGCGGGGGCTCCACGGCCGCGCTCGACTCGATCAGCGAGGACAGGATGCGCGGGCCGTTCGGGCCCGTGACGAGCATGTCCTGGCCGTAGAGCGCGAGACCCACGCCGGTCGCCGCGACGAAGGACGCGACCGCCGCCGGGGTGCCGCCGACCATGAGGAGGCCGAGCGAGGCGAGGATGCCCGCGCCGTGGCCCACGGCCCAGCCCCACTTGACGAGGCTGCGCTGGGTCGGACCCTGGTTCGGATCGATCATCGAACGGACGCTCAGGGCGACCGCAGCGGTCACGCCCGCGCCGACGAGGCCGGGGATGATCGCCTCACCCAGCGCGCCGCCGGGCAGCGCACCCATCCCGCGACGGATGCTGATGATCGAGCCCATCCCACGACGGCCCCGCTTCACGAAACGACCCTTGGAATCACGCTTCGGCATGTTGCTCTCCTCTTACCAGCTTGCGAGGTGAAGTTTCACCCCTCTTTGTTCGGATCACGACCGCCGCAATCCAAAGCCGGGGCCCATGCCCCGCGCAACCTTCTTCGCTGTCGCAGCCTTGGCGTAGCAGCCAAAGACCCGACCGCTCTTCTTGGCGACCACGCAGTGCGGCTTGGCCTTGCTGCGCCGAGCCTTGCCGATGCCGGCCATGCCTGCCGAGGGGCCTTTCGGATCCCCACGAGCCGGCAAGGCCCTGCACCCGCAGTCGCTCACCGCCGCCTCGAAAGGAACCAGAGCAGCCCGGCGAGCGCACCCGCGACGGCGAGCGAGCCCAGCGTGGCGTAGACGATCACGCCCGTGCGCGCAGTGGCGACGTTCTCGCCGAGGGGCTGCCAGTCGCCGATGCGGCGCTCAAGGCCCTCGACCTCGGCGTCGAAGGCCACCAAGCTCTCGGGCGTGCCCGAGTCGCGACCTTCACCAAGCGCCGCAGAGAGATCCTCGATCTCCTGCCAGAATGCATCGTACTGCGCGAAGGCGAGGTCGATCCGAGTCTCGGGCACGCCGCGAGCTTCGGCCTGCGCGATGATCTCGTAGAAAGCGTCCAGGCGGGTGCCGATCTCACTGATCCGCGCGTTGAGCCGGTCGTAGTCCGCGCCGCTCCAGGCAGCGAGGCCGTTGAAGTAGCGCATCACGACCTCCGCTTGTTTTGACGGTAGACCCAGTAGGCGAGGCCACCGAAGGCGAGCGCCCCTGCGCCGATCACGAGGTACTGCCACGTCGGCGTGGTAGGCCGGTTCCCGACGAACGGCGCAAGCACGTCCTCGGGCACGTCGGTCGTCCCGCCTGCGGTGATAGACGCGCCTGCGCCCGCGCTCGCCGCGTCCGCAGCGTCAGCCAGCGCATCGGCAGAGCCGGTGCTGCGGATGACCTCGCGGGCCGGATCGTTGCCGGTGCGAATGACCTCGGGCTCGCCGACGCTCACGCCCGAGAGCACCTGCTGGGTCATGGCTTGAAGGGCTTGCGGAAGCTGACCCACGCCCTCGTCGATCAGCGCCTCGAAGTCCGAGAGCGTGTCGAGGTCGCGCGTCGGAAGCGCGCCCTGGACGAGGCGATCGAAGCGATTGTTGAACCAGCTTGCGATGCCGCCCGCAGTCGTGGGGAAGGCGTTTTCTTCAGACTCAGGGAAGCGCGCATCCCCGAGCGTAGCCAGCGTGAGGGCCTGCGTAGCTACGCGCACGTCCGCGCTCCACGCCCCGTTCACCGGCAGAGCCCTGGGGATCAGGGACTCGTCAGCCGTGGCGAAGTAGGCCACGAGCGCCGACCTCGTCGAGGGCCACGACCGCTGGAAGAACGAGAGCGCGGAGGAGGCAGCCCCGAAGTCGCCCTCGCTCTGAGCGACGGCGTAGACCCAGAACACGCCAAACGAGGCGAGGATCTGACGACTCTGCGTTTCGGTGACCATGACTCCTCCGCGCTTTCAGTCGAGCCTGGACTCAGCGAGCCGGCTGGTTGTCCACGATGACGAGCCGACGCGCCGGCAGGGCCTTCGCCGCAGCCACGCCCCAGCAGAGCTTCCGCTTGTACTTCTTGCCGCCACGGGGGCCCTGCACGGTCACGACCTTGCACTCGCTGTTCGCGGGAGCCGCCTTCTTGGTGGCCTTCTTGGACGCCTTCTTGGAGGTCTTCTTCGCCGCCTTCTTCGCGGCCTTCTTCTTCGCTGCCATGATCGCTCTCCTTGGTTGAGACTGTTGAACCTACACCACCCGCGCCGTCACCGACGACGGAAGAGGAAGAACCCGACGCCGCCCACGAGCGCCGCCGCGCCCAGAGCCCAGAGCCAGCCCGAGCCGCTCGACGAGGCTGCGCGCTGGGACGCGGGCGGGGTGTAGAGCGTCACGCCGAAGTCGTCGCCCGAAGGCAGCGCGTCGTCCGTGGCGAGCACGCCCGGGTCGAGGGCTGCGTCGTGTACGTCCTCGACGGTGTCCGAAGCAGCATCGGTGCCCGTCGAGTCTGCGACCGCCGGGGTGTCGAACGAGCCGAAGACGACACCCGGGACCGTGTCGGGACCGTAGGGGCCATTCATGTTGGAGCCCGCAGGCGGATCGGCCTCGGCCTCGTCGATCGTCGTGATCGTGCCTGCCTTGAGGACCGTGAGCGGCGCAGGCCCCGGCTTGATCAGCGGCGCGATCTTGGAGTAGGCCGTCGCACTCGCCGTGATCGGGCCGCTGACCGGCACCTGGGCCACAAGCTGATTGTCCGCCGGGACCACCGTGGCGTTGAGGTCGAACGCGCCCCGAAGGCCGCGCATCCCATACCGCTGCGTCTTGTACATCATCGCCGCACCACCAAGTAGAGGAGCCCCAGAGCGAGCGCACCGCCCGCAGCGTACTTCGTCACCCGGCGTTGATACCAGGGCTTGCAGCCGTCGTGGTCGATGCCTCGCTGGTCCAAGGTCTCGACGAAGGCTTCGGTGTCGCTCGTGCAGTTTGCGAAGAGCACCTGCATCATGGTCGCCGTCAGCGTCATGCCCTGCGCTGCGAAGGCCGGCGCAGCGGCGTTCTCGACGAGGCACAAGCAGCGGTCCCTGACCTCTTGGGGCACTTCGACGGGCCCGGGGCCACCACCGACAGCGTCGGCGCGCGCCTGCTGCACGAGCGCCGCAGCACCCGGGTTCTGCGTCGTTGCGAGCGTGAGCGCGCGTGAAGCCCGAGCGGCTGCGGTCGAGGTGAAGGTTCCAGTCGGAGTCGCCATCGAAAAGGGCGCACCGATGCCATTCACAGTTCGGACGGTTCGGTACATGATCAACGACTCCTCAGAGCGATGCCGAGCGCAAGTGCCGCGCCTACGCCACCGAGCACCGGCAGCCAGGGGAAGGTTTGCTGCTGACGGTTACGTTGCTCGGCTTCTCGGATCAGGTCGAGCCGGTCAGCCTCAAGCGCAGCGGCCTCGGCTTCGCGCCGCGCCTGCTCCTGTCGCTGCTGCTCGCTTAGAGCCCGCGTGAGACTGGCCTCTTCGTTGGCAAGGGTCAGATCGTCTTCGGCTTCCACGCCCGCACACGACGCGGGGTAGCTCCGCACGAAAAGCCTGCGCGGCGTGTCTTGCTCCTGCGGCGCTACGAGGAAGGTGTCGAGCAGGTTGAAGCCGATCTCAAGGATCATGCTCACGACCGCGCCAACGACCGGGTTGACCGCCGCAGCAAGCGATCCGACGAGCCGCACCGGAGCGAGACCTGTGCGTACTGCGGCGCTCGTGACTGCATCTTGCAGCCGCTCGACCTTAGCATCGTCAATCGAGATCATTCCCTTGTTTTTCCAGTAGGGAACGTGATTGAAGACGTACCAGCCGATGCTCTTGAGGAGCATGGTCGGAAGATCAAGCTGCGCGTAGACCGCTGCCACTGCGATGTAGCGGTCAATCCACGCGCCGAGGTCAACGAAGAACGGACGCTCGTCGTTGCAGGTCGCAACCTTGACCGGCTGCCCGGTGCGCCAGCACTCGTCGAACACGTCGGCGTAGCTGCGAGACATACAGATCCGGCGCTGCCACGCAGGAATGTCCGCAGGGTTCTGGTCGATCACAAGCCCAGGCTGCGACCCAGGAAGCTGATCAAGTACGTTGAACCATGCAGGCGTAAGTTCTGCGCTCTGGTCAAGCGCAGTGAACCAGACGGGGGGCGCAGGATTGTCCCAGGAGTCAATGTCGGGAAGTACCATCCCGCGCTCCGCAGGGGAGAGCATATCCGCGATGCCTGTGGGGTAGCCGCCCTCGCTGTACCCAGCCTTCGGGTAAGGCTTGCCCTCGACGATGGTCTGCCCATCAGAACCCGTGCGGGTGAAGAGCGTGACCTGATCACCTCGACGCCACTCTTCGTACTCGGGATTGCCGAGCGGCGCGGTCTGAAAGTCGGTCGGGAAGCGGAACACCGGACGGATGTTCGTCGCGTCGAGAAGCAAGAGCAGGTTCCAGCGCATCGCTCGGAACCATCGAACAACGCGCACCCCGGGCGTCCCTCGCGGAGGACGAAGAGCCGCGAGCGCGGCGAGGTTGGTCTTGGCGCGGTCGAAGAGATCCTGCCACGTCAACGCAAGCGGCCCGAGCGCCGGGCAGCCGTCCGCAGGCTCGGGGATCCGATACCAGCGGTTGATCGACTTGCTGGTGAGCATCATGGGCGTAGCGCCCGCCATCCGCCGGGTGCGCTCGGCAAGGATCGCGTTCGTTTCCGCTTCGATGACGTTGAGCCGGCTTGAGAACACCGCCGCAGCTTGTGACTGCGCCGACACGACCGTCGTCGCGCTTTCCTTCGTAAGCGTGAAGGGCAAGAACCCACCGCTCGGCGTTGCGCCGACGCCGCGTTTCGCGATACGCCGCTGCGAGTAGTGGGGCACCCTGGAGCTTTCAGCGCCGAAGCAGGAGCACGGCCGCGAGCGCCGCGACTGCGACACCGCCCGCGATCAGCAGGGTCTGCTGGGACACGCCCTGCGAGGGCTGCGAGGTCGAAGCGGCCTCGCGCAAGCGCACGTCGAGGTCCGCAGCGCGAGCGTTGGCCGCATCGCGCTCCATTTCGGCCCGCGCCCGAGCGAGCACGTCGGCCACGCTCTCGGTAGGGGTCGCAGTGCCATCCGTCGCACCACGCGCCTCGGCCATGCAGGCAGCAGCCCAGGTGTTCGCGACAGCGTCCACGCCCGCGCCCGCAGCAGCCCAGCCACGGTCCCGGGTCTCACCCTCTCCGGCGAAGGCGCTGAAAATGTCACCTGCGCTGGAGGTGATCGTGCGCGCCGCGACCCAGCCCGGGTCGGTGCAGAGGTTCGGATCACCGCCGAGGCCGGCGATGCCCGTGCCAGCCAGCACACGGTTACGGGCCGCGTAGGTGCTCGCGAGCCCTTCACGAGCGACGTAGGTCGAGCCGATGCCTCGGAAGTTGCCAGCGGGAAGCGCGGAAGCGTACATGGGGATCACCTGTTGCGGGTGCGGGTCAGGAAGAGGCCGAAGCCTCCGAGGAAGAGCGCGAGCGGGACGAGCGCCGCCCCCCAAGCCCACGGATTAGAAGCTCGCCAGAACGTAGCGGGCGCGATGCTGCTCGGAACCTCGGGAGCCAGCGTGCTGGTAGAGCGCGAACTGGAACTTGATCGAGTTGCGACGTACCGAGGCGCAGCCTCAAGGATCTTCTGCCGAATGTTGCCATCGGGCACGTCTGCGGATCGCTGATCAGCGGCAATCGTGATCGTCGCTGCTGTGATCCCCATGCTATCGGTGAGAGCATCGAACGCCGCAAGCGTGCGCTCTCCGATGATCCCGTCGATGGGCCCTGGGTCGAAACCCAAAACCGAGAGCGCACGTTGGATTGTGTCACCCGAGATCGGAGGACACACAACAGTACCCGACCGCCACTCGCAACCTTCGGGAACGTAAGTCGCGCTCGACATGACCTACCTCTCAGCGGATCTTGCAGAGGTAGCGGGACTTGCCCTGCACCTTGATGGTGCGGCAGCCGGGCTTGAGCTTGCCGCCCTTGTGGGCGTCCGCGTAGCTCTTGAACCGGAACGGGGGTGCCTTGCGCTTCGCCATGATCTTCTCTCCTTCGTTCACTTCTTGCGCCGCTTACGGGCGCGGCCGAGGGACGAGCCCGTGCGACAATGACCCGCGGGTGCCTTGGCGCGCGAGCCCTTCTTGGTGGCCGCGCATTGTGCGTCGTCCACGAGCGCCGAGAGCGCCGAGCCGTCGAAGCGTTCGCACGAGCGGTTGTTGCAGCGAAGATCGACGAGGTCACCGTTTCGCCGGTCGAACTGCGCCCACAGGGATCGGAGCGATCCGAGGCCCGACCCAGGCCAGCGACTGCGGAAGTCGCGGATCTCAGCCTCGCCGAGGCTGACCGAGTAGAGCGAGCCGTTGTCGTAGGTGCGGATCGCACCGAGGGTCTTGCGCTTCACTTCCGCCTCCGCTTGCGAGCGCGACCGAGGGCGGCGCTCATACGCCCGTTGAAGCCCGAGACTCCCGAGGCCCGCTTGCCGAAGCCCTGGGCGATGGCGACGGGCAGCGTGATGAACGGGAACCACGCGCCGAGGAAGTACCACGCGATGCCCCAGCCGACGCTGTTGTTGCGCTTGTAGCCGTGGTAGGCCGAGAAGCCGCCGCAGACCATCGCGATGAGCGAGTAGGTCCACCACCAGCGCGAGTAGCCGCCGACGATCACGGTCTGGCCGTTGGGGTCGGTGGTGACCTCGCCGTCCTGGCCGAGCCCGGCGAGCGGACGGGTCAGGACGCGGGCCACGCCGTTGTTGAGCAGGGTGTACATGCCGAGGCCTCCCAGGCCGTAGCTCGCGGCGATGTTGCCTGACGAGCAGCCGCAGTCGCTGATCCCCTTGTTCGTGACGCGCAAGAGGTTCTGGGGCTGCTGCGGCGTCGTGCGCGCCGGGTGCAGGTAGTTGAAGCGCAGGTCGAGGTCGTCGTTCATCGGCCCAGCACTCCCTTCCGCACGATGGCACGAGCGCGAGCCTGGACGGCTGCGGCCTCGGATAGCGCCCGCTGACACGCACCTTGACGCTGCGCTTCGGCGCGCTGCCCGGTCACGATCGCAGCGGTCTCGTAAGCCTCGGGCGGCGGCTCCGTGGGCCGACCCCACGCAGGCGCAGCGCGGGTCACGATCTGGGGCGGCGTCAAGTCTTCGGGAGGCTGCGGGAGGTACTCCGCACCCCGGCTCCGCGCCGCCGCTGCCATATCGTAGCTGACCGGGGGTGGCTTCACTCGCCGGCTCGTCGAGTACGGAACGGCGGAAGCCTTGAAGCCCTCTTCGATCAGTTCCGCCGAGCGCAGGTAGTTCTGGTGCTCGGGACGGTTGGCGTCGTCGGTGAGCAGGTCGCTCTTCCACTGCTGGAAGAGCACGCGCTGCGGGAGCATCGTCGGCGGCTCGTAGTCCTCGCCCTGGAGCATCCGTTGCTGGTACTCAGCGATGCCGGCCTGCGTGGCCGCAGGGTCGCGGGTCACGAGCGCCGTGCGAAGCAGCGAGATAGGCAGGCGCGAGATCGCAGCCGGCGGAACGAAGGCAGCACCCTTGGGTCGTCTGTTGAACATGCAGGGGTAGCTCCCGAGGTGCGCGAGCGTCGGACGCTGCCAACCTCTTACCAGCTTCGATGGGAAAGTTTCACCCAGGTGTTGACCGGCCTACGGCCGGGTGATAGGGATGGCTCGCCAACAACGACAGCCGCAAGGTTGAAGGGTCGAGGGCGGGGCTGGAGCAATCCACCTCGCTCTTCGTCTTTCAAGCGGCCTGCTCAGAGCGTGTAGTCCACGCAGTGCGTAGCGCCCTGGTACTCCCAGCCCGGCGTCGCGCCCTTGACCGTGGGGTCGAGCGCCACCCACCTCGTCGGTTTGTTCGCAGCCTTCGGGAAGCCCACCATGAGGTAGACGTGCTCCCAGGCTTGACCGTTCGTTGACACGATGCGGGCTCGCAGGTGCCGGAAGCCGAGCGCGCGGTGCAGGGCGGCGAGGACGATGACCATATCGTCGCAGTCACCTCCACCCACGGCCAGGGTGTGCTTGAGCGTCGAGAACAGATCGTAGCCGTCTGGGTCGAGGACGTAGCGGACGTTCTGCACGAGGAAGTTCCAGAGCAGCGTGCTCTCGCACTCGTCGCTCTGCGGGGCGCACGCTTCGACCTGGGGCATGAAGTAGGGCTTGCCCCAGGCCGTGACGATCAGCTTGTTGTCGCGCTCGTCGTCAGGTCTGCCTGACACGAGCTTCACCGCGAGGCGGCGGGTCTCGGGGTCGTCGAGGCTGCGCTGGATCTGCCGTTCGATCAGAGCGACGTGCTCGTCGAGGTTGTTCGTTTCCCAGTATGCGACCTCGCCGCGTGCTTCTCTGCGTGCCATGCGCCCCATCCTACACCACGACGCAGGGTGCTTGCCACCAGCCGTGTGCTTGGCGTAAAAGAGCGGACCCTCGGCCGAGTGGTTCGACCGAGGGTCCAGTAGACCCGACGTGGGGCCCATGCCGCCAGCCAGCAGCGCCGAGAGATTATTCTCGGTCAGGCTACCGCGTCAAGCGCAAGAGGTAGCTCGTGTCCGTGTCCTCGTACCGTGAAGGCGTCATCCCCAACCTTGACCCTGACCTCGCGGCCTGTGTCCCCTCGGCGGGACCGATCCACCGCCACCTCGCCTGGGCGGTGAAGACCACCGACGCCGAGGCCATCTTCCACCTCGGCTCCATCCTGCCGTGCTGGTCGCACGCCGTCGCCTCGCACGGCTTCGTCATCGACGAAGACCACCGCATGACGCCGCGCCTGTGGTCGATGCTGATCGGCGTGCCTGCCTCGGCGAAGAGCACCGCCATGAAGCGGGCCATGAACCTGTACCGGCGCTTCTACGACAAGCAGCGCACCTCGGACCCGTTCGTCATCGCCGAGGGCAGCGTCCCGGGCATCTTCGAGGCTCTGGCCGACAGGCTCGACGCCGACCTCGGGATCAGCCACGCCGTGGTCTACCGCGACGAGGCCGCTCGGCTGCTCGACAACAAGGACACGAGCGTGTCCGATATGCTCTGCAACATCATCGACGGCGAGGACGTGAAGCGCCACCTGCGCTCGGCTCGCGCTGCGAACCGCGAGGCACCCGGGTCGGTCAAGGACACGCTCGTCAAGCCTGCCTTCAGCGGCATCCTCACCACGACCTTCTCCCGGCTGCGCGAGGTCACCAAGGCTTCGTACCTCGAAGGCGGACTGTACTCGCGCTTCCTCTGGTTCGTGGGGCAGCCCCGGCTGCCGCAGCAGTCCCTGACCTACTCGCTGCACAAGGGCGAGGAAGACGACGTGCTTACGGCCTGGACCGACTGGAGCCGCTGGGCTCTGGGGCAGGCCGCGCTCGGTGTGCCGCTTGTTGTCAAGGTGCCCCCTGAGTGCATCGAACTGCTCAGGGCCACGCTCTTCGCGAACCTGGAGCGGCACGGCGCGTCGGACAACCGCTTGAACGCCGCTCGGAAGCGCGGCATCCAGCAGGCCATCCAGCTTGCCGGCCTCTACGCGCTCTCGCAGTCCCGGCTCGTCGTGGAGCCCGAGGATATGGATGCGGCGATCAACCTCGTCGAGTTCTGCCTTGCTGGCCTTGAACGCCTCGACCCGAGCTTGGCCGTGGATGAGTTCATGCAGACGGTCGATCACGCCTTCCATGCCATCGCTGGGGCCGGTCCTGCGGGGCTCTCGACCTCCAAGGTCTACGCTGCGGTCAGGCGCAGCAAGGCCATCGTGGACGCCATGCTCGAAACGCTGATCGCCGAGGGCTCGGTGCGCCGGGTGCAGGTCAACACGGGCAAGCCTGGACGGCCGGCTCTGGCCTACGTCGCCAACGGGGCGGCGCGCTTCCACGGTGAGCCCGAGGAGCCCTCTGCGGCTTCGGAAGGGCCCGAGGCAGGCCGCAGCGTGAACTGAGCCTCCTGGGCCCGCCTAGCAGCCCACGGCGAGGTAGCCGGCCAAGAGCCAGACCCCGATGGCGACCGGAAGCGAGAACACGATGAAACGGACCCGCTGCCGGTGCCCGAAACCTAGGTGGTAGGCCATAGCACCGAGGCGTAGCGCAAAGACCTTGACGGGGCACAACCCCGTCAGCTAGACCTCGCAGACCGGCTCGACCACACCCCTGCGTCCCCAAGTAGCCCCTGGAATCGCCTGCAATCAGCGTTCCAGGGGCTATTTATTTTCACCCGATTCCAGACCTCTTTGTTTCGCAGGGTTTGGACCCCTACACCCCCCCTAATCATTCCTCAATGATCTCGTGAGGAGGGTGCCAAAGTGGCAAACTGGCGCGACAAGGTGTCGCTCAGAACGCCCTAACGCAGAACCTGCGTGGGGGGTACCCACGTCCGCGCGCGGAAAACAAAGAGGTGACGGAAAGAATATATTTATTTTTTTTGATACATACTACTCCTTGTTCTGGCCGACCGCCCGGTTTGTTTCGGTCCTACATCGGCACCTTTTTGGCCGTGCCACCGAAGTGTGCCACGCGCACACTTGTGCTTGACGCCGCAACGGAGCCGCGTACCATCGCTCCCGTGACCATCCAGCCTTGGCACGGGGCGGGCGCGAAAGCCTCTCGCGGCCTTCGGGACGCACAGGGGCGTGGGGCGGCTGTTGCTGTTCCGCCGCCCTGCTGCCTGGGGCTCGTCGCGCTCGTCGGTGTCTCGCCGGGGCGCGCTTCCCCCATGCACGCGCTTCGAGCCTACGACGGCTTGCGAGCGAGGCGGGCTGCGGGCTCAAGTAGCGCCCGCTCCGTTCCAGGGCTGGAAGGTCTTGTGCAGGCAAGGGCAGGCGTGGTTATGTCCTCAAACGAGGACTGAACCCCGGTCAAGTCCCCGGATGGGGACGCGGTCAAAGTCTCGGACGACAGGTAGGGCGCATGGACGACACGGTGATCACAATCGCGGCAGGCATCGGCATGGGCTCGCTCAGTACGGTGCTCGTGCTTGGGGTGCTGCTCTACACCCTGCTCAAGCGGGCAGGTCTGCTCCCGGGTGCTCCCGAGGTGCGGCTGCGCGTCGAGCCCGACCCCAAGGTCGCCGCCGCGCCCTACTCGACGCTCGACGGCGAGGACGACGAGGAGCCGGGCGCTTCGGGCGACGAGGACGCCGAGGGCGCTGACGCCGCGCCTGTGCCCAAGCGCCTGCCGGTGGTGCAGGACGCGCCGGCTGCGACGTGCAGCGAGTGCAAGAGCTTCGACCTCGTCGGCGGACAGAAGCTCTTGTCCAGCAACCCCGCCTTCCGCGCCGCTGCCGAGTGGGTGCCGCCCTGGCGCATGGGCCGGGCGCTCAAGACGCGGCCCAACCCCGAGTATGCTGCGCTTGAGGCCGAGCGGGACGCAGCCGAGGGCGAAGCTCGCGCCGCACTCGGCAAGCGCCTGGAGGTCACGCCGCGCGAGGTGCCCTTCGATGACGACGAGCAGGTCGAGCCGGGGCTGCTGCACCTTGACTGGGCGCAGTTCGGGGCGTGCCTGACGCACTCGGAGATCCGCGCCTCAAGTGACCGCTGCGACAAGTTCAAGGCCCGGGGGACGGCGTGAACCGCGACGGCAAGCACGACGACGCGCAGAGCTACTCCGTGCCCTCGGCGCTGCCGGTTAGCTGGCACGACGGGGAGCGGAGCGACGCACCCGGGGCCGTGACCGAGTCTCCGGTCGTGACGGGCGCTCTGGCCGAGGAAATGGCCCACGTTCTCAGCACGGGGCAGACCTGCGGCGAGTGCCGCTACTTCTCACTGGCGCAGGGGCAGGCGCTCATGGCGGGGCAGCGGTTCCTTGAGCGCCTCGTGCGCGAGGACTCCTGGCAGATCAAGCACCTCGCCTCGCCGGTCAACCAGCTTGGCGTGTGCGGAGCGCACACCTCGGGCAACAAGGGCGAGCACGAAATGCTCACCGGCAAGCTGCACAAGGCGTGCGATCAGTTCCGCCCCGGCGGTGCGAAGGTGATCAGCCTCTCGCGCAAGACCACGGACAAGCGGTGACGCTCGCCGGCTGGCTCACCTGGGCCCTGACGCTGCTCGGGCTCGTGTACCTCGTGACCGAGGCGGCGATCACCGCCCCGCTCAGGGTGCCGCTCGCTCGGCTGCACCCGCTCTTGGCGAGCCTGCTCTACTGCCCGGCCTGCTCGGGGTTCTGGATCGGCCTGGGCCTCTACGGGCTCTACCCCGGCGAGGCCATCCCGACCTTCCTCCGCGCCGTGCTCTCGGGACTTGGGGCGATGGCGCTTTCAACGACGTGGAGCAAGGCCACGGGCGGCAACAGCGCCTGGGACGCCGAGGCTCCCTTGCGCGAGGCACAGCATGACGAAGCGCCGACGAGCGAAGCGAAAGAAGGAGACTGATATGGGTGGCACCATCGTGACGAACGCGGAACTGAAGGACGCTCCGAAGCAGGTCGAGGACATTCCGCTCGACCAGATCAACGACCTCGCCAAGAACCTCGAAGAGGTCTCGATCCGGCTCTGCCGGCGCAACGAGCGCGGGCAGGTCGCCACGGTCTACAACGGGATCAAGGTCCGCACGCTCGACCTCGCGAAGATCGACGACTGGAGCCGCGAAATGGCCGGCGGCGGTCGCTACCGCTGCGAGGTCAAGGATCCGACCGACACGGGCCGCTACGTCATGAGCCCGTTCTGGTTCAGCGTGGAGGGACCGCCCCGGCCTCCGCGCTTCCTCGGAAGCCCCGTAGACTTCACCCCTGGACAGGCACAAGGAGCCGTCGCGATGCAGCAGCACTACTACCCCCCGCCGAGCCCGCCGCCCGGGTACGGTGCCCCTGCGCCGCAGCCGCAGCCCTCGGGCTCGCCGGCCTACGCGCCCCCTCCGAGCCCGTGGTCGCAGGGGCTCGACCCCTCGCAGCGCGGCGGCTACCAGCCGCAGCCCTACTACGCGGCTCGGCCGCTGATCGAACGGCCGCAGATCGCCCCCGGCGCGACGACCTCTTCAGACGAGGTCGCCCTGCGGCAGGTGGCCGATCTGAAGGGCGAACTGGCGACGATGCGCGCCGAGAGCAAGGCGATGCTGGAGAAGCTCAACACCGAGAACACGCGCCTGCGTGAGCAGGTCGCCGAGCGCGAGCGCGCCGTCGAGGCCGAGCGTCACCGGGCCGAGCTTTCGGCGCTGACCGCTCGGATCGAAGCGATGCAGCAGGCGCAGTCGCGCCCTGCGCCCGAAGCCACGAGCAAGATGACGGACTGGGCTCCGCTCGCCGCCGCTGTCGCGCCCGTGCTCTCGGCGTGGATCAGTTCGCAGTCCTCCGCTGCCGCCAAGAGCCTAGAGGTGCAGCAGGCCGGGCTTCAGTCGCTCATGCAGGCCACGCTCGGGCAGGCCAGCAAGACCAGCGACGTGGAGAAGCTGATCACCACGCTCGGCCCGCTCGTGATGCCCCTGATCAGCGAGAGCATGAAGAGCCGTGGCCCCGAGGCGCAGGCGGGACTGTTCCAGGCGATGGCCGAGAACAACCTCAACAGCGTGGCGATGATGGCGCAGCTTATCGAGGCGTTCGCCTCGGCCGGCGGCAAGGAAGAGCCCTGGTATCTGCCGATGATCAAGGAGGCTCTGGGCGGCGTGGTGCAGGTCGCCCAGGCTTACACCCAGCAGCCCGGGGGCCTGCCGGGTCAGCAGCCCGTGCCGCCGCGTCCCTCGGGGGCTCTTGCGGCCTACTCGACCCTGGACGAGGCCGAGGCGCAGCGCGCGCAGCCCACGCAGCAGCCCGCCAAGCGCCCCGCACCGCAAGCGCAGCCCAAGGTGCCGCAGAACCTCGAAATGCTCTTCGCCCTGCTCCCGGGCGAATTCCAGACGCCCGAGTGGCGGGCGATCCTTCGGGCGCTGCACTCCGAGCCCGCTCCGCAGGCTGATCGCGTGGCCGTGATGCTCACCAGCCACCTTGAGCACCTCGTGACCTTCGACCTTGTCCCGGCGCTTCTCTCGCAGGTGCACGAGCACCCGCGCGCCACGCTTGAGGCGCTCTTGGAGAAGCTCCCCGTGGCGCGCACGAGCCCGGCGTATGCCAAGCAGGTGCTCGACCTGACCCTGGCCTACCTCGCCGAGGACGGCTTCGCAGGCGCGGGCAGCGCGCCGACCAAGCTGGAGGCCGACGCCAAGGGCGAAGCGGCCGAAGCCGAGGAAGCCGAGGAAGCCCACGAGGGCGAGGTCGTCGAGGCCGAGCAAGCGGTGGCCGAATGAGCGGCGAGGACGACCGCAAGGTGCAGGCTCGCGTTCCGCCCGAGGTACGCAAGGCCCTGCGCCTTGCGTGCGTCGAGCGCGGCGTGACCATCCAGCAGGCGCTGCGCGAGGCCATCGAAGCGTGGCTCGCGCAGCGGCCCGCCAAGGGCTGAACACACCGACGCTCGGCGCGTGGTAGGCTGCGCCGGTCATGGCAAAAAAGCTCTTCACGGTCAACGCGCACTCGTCCTACACCGGATCGCAGAGCTACTGCGTGCTGGCGTCGGACAGCAAAGCCGCGATCAAGCGGGTCTTCCAAGGCGAGAAGCTCACCTCAGAGGGTGATGATCGCTACCTCGTGGAGGACGCGAAGGGGAACTTCGCTCGCGCCACGATCACGGCCTACTCTGACCGTGGCTGCGCCTGCGTCATCGGCTCCGAGCGAGGAGGCGGCGGCATCGGGCGCACCCGGTCAAGCAAGCGCCGACGCAGAGCGTGACACTTAGTAGTTGACACTCTCCGAAGGCTGGGCTAGTAGTTCCTCACCCTGACGCAGGCGCTTGAGTCTGCGTCAGGTTGGAACGAACGAACGATGGCCCTCACCTTCAGCGCCTCCTCGCGAGGCTGGACGACGCTTCGTTGGCTTGAAGCCGACGACGCCCAGGTCGTGCCGCTCGCCTTGGACTTGTCCCTGATCCCTGGGACGTTCGTCAACCTGGGGCACCGCTCGGCCGAGGTGCCGCAGAGTGCCTGGGGCTTGCCGCTCTGGCAGCAGATCGCAGCGCCGCTCGGGTGGCGCTCTCCGATGCAGCCTTCGAGCCCGTGGCTGCCTGCGCGCCGGCTCTACGAGCACCAGCGTGTAGGCGTCGAGTTCCTCTGCCGGCAGGGCGGCGGGCTGCTCGCCGATCAGATGGGCCTGGGCAAGACCACCACGGCCATCGTGAGCGCCGAGCGGCTCGCGCAGGCTGAGAGCCCCGACAGCGCCCGGCTGATTGTCGCGCCGGGCTTCACCCGCGACGTGTGGCTGCGGGAGCTACTGGCGCTTGGGGCGATCAGTCGGCCCGAGGAGTTCTGCGCCGTTCGGACGCGCAACCCCTTCGATGCGTCCTTCCGCCCGCAAGAGGCCCGCTGGTGGTTCGTCCACTACGACGTGGCCGAGGACTGGGCTTCCCGGCTCGTGACCAACGCCAGGGGCCGGCCCGTGGTGGCGATCGTGGACGAGGCGCACTGGATCAAGAACGGCAAGGCCAAGCGGTCCAAGGGCGTGGCCGTAGCAGCGGGCGTTGCTGCGTGCCGTCTGCTTCTCAGCGGCACGCCGCTGCTGAATAAGCCCAGCGAGCTTTGGCACCTGCTGACCGTGCTCGACGGGTCCAGGTCGTGGGGTAGCCCCGTCGAGTTTCGGCAGCGGTACTGCGGCGCGTTCCATGACGGGCACGGCTGGCAGGACTCGGTCATGCCCACGAACCAGGGCGAGCTACTCGACAGGGTGTCGCGCCGCTACCTGCGGCGCACCCTCGACGACGCGGGCATGGATCTGCCCGAGCTTACGCGCTCGGTCTACGAGGTGGACCCCGAGGACCGCGCCAGCATCGACGCGGCGCTTTCGGAGCTTGACCGCGATCAGCTTCACGAGATTCTGGACGCTCTGGACCGAGGCGCGTTCGGGACCGAGATTCTTCGCGCCCTCTCGCGCCTCGCCAAGGCCACGAGCCGCGCCAAGATCCCGCAGACCGTCGAGTACCTGCGCGGGCTGCTGGAGCAGGGCGAGCAGGCCGTGGTCTTCTGCCATGAGCGGGCCACGGCGCAGCGCATCGCCGCCTTGCTGGGGGACGATCCCTCGCTGGGCGCAGCGCGGCCTCGGTGGGCTGAGAGCCCGAGCGACCCCAGGGGCGAGTCTCCCTGCGCCTTCGTCGCAACGGGCGACGACCCGCAGGAGCGCCGCGACGAGGTAGTGGCCCGCTTCCAGGCTGGCGAACGCTCCGTGGTTTGCACGACCTATGGGGCGATGCGCGAGGGCGTGACCTTGCACCGCGCCCGGCACGTCGTGCTGCACGACCTTGCGTGGAGGCCCGCCGACGTGCTGCAAGCCGAGGCGCGCGTGCATCGTATCGGCCAGCGTCGAGCGGCGACGAGCACTTGGATGATCGTCCGCGACAGCTTCGACACGCTCCTCGCCCGCGCTCTGATCCGCAAGGGCGAGAGCATCGCACGCACCCTCGGCGACCGCGCCGCCGAGCAAGCCTTCAGCCAGCTTCGGCTGGACAAGTACACCGGGCCCGGCCTCGACGACGAGGCGCAGCGGCTGATCGCTGGCTACTGGAGCTAACCCGATGCCGATGCTGCACCACACCTTCGCCTGCGCGGTCTGCCGCCGCCCCGTGTCGCTCGACAAGCGTCTGCCGGCCGAGGTGATCCTCGACCTGATGCGCGACGAGTTCGCGGTGACGGGCCTTGCCAAGGTCGAGGCCGTCACCGATGGCGTGAGCGTCTACAAGCACCCGCTCGTCTGCTCGGACGCCTGCCACGGCAGGGCGAACCGCGATGGGCTTGAGGGCTACCAGATCGTGGACGGCGACGAGGCCCGCCACGAGGTCGCGGCGATGTACCTCACCGGCTACGCCGCCGAGGACGACGACGACGAGAGCGAGGCTTCGCGATGACCCTCGTCAAGATCAGCAAGCCCGCCGACACCTCCAAGCGCCGCCCGGCGCAGGTCGTGCTCGGCGTGGTCGATGCGGGCGCATCGGCCTCGGGCTCGACCTACTACAAGACCATGCGGCGCTGCCCCCGGGAGCACGCGCTGCTGCACGTCGCGGGGCTGCGCCCGACGCGGTCGAGCGAGGCATTGACCGTGGGCTGGCTCTACCACTACGCCCTGGAGGCGTACTACCGGAGCAACCGCGACGAGAAGGCTGCCTGGGGCGCGATCAGCGCCCTGTCGTCCGAGCCCGGCTACGAGGACACCTACCCGACCGTCGAGCGGATGCTCGGGGCGTACCTGGAGCACTACCGGCACGCTGACCGCTGGGACGTGCTCGCGGTCGAGGAGACTCTGACCTACCGCGATGCGTCGATGGCCTACAGCGCCCGGCTCGACCTCGTCGTGCATGACCGCACGGATGACCGGCTCTGGATCGTGGAGCACAAGAGCGCCCGGGCTATCACGCCCGACCTGCTCTCGGGCTACCAGATGGATATGCAGATCCTGGGGCAGGTCTGGCTCTTTACGCGCTGCGTGGACGGCAGGGCCTACCCGCGCCTGGGCGGCGTCAGGGTCAACATCACCACCAAGGCCGCGAGCCCGAAGATGGAGCGGGTCGAGGTCTACCCTTCGCGCCAGCACCTCGCGGCCTTCGAGGAGAGCCTGCGGGCCTGGGCTGCGCTTGAGCCCGCCTACAAGAAGCTCGGCTGGCCCAAGGCGCTCGGGAACTGCACCGGGCCGACGCGCTACTTCGGCACCTGCGATTTTTTTGACCTGTGCCACGGCAGGCCCGAGGCGAGCGTCGAGCAGATTGCTCGCGAGGAGCCGCCCGCGGGCTTCGACCGGCGCTCTGATCAGCCCACCGACGACGAGTGAACGAACGAAAGGACGACGACGACCATGCTGGAGCTTCAGAACACGAACGAGATCACGACGCCCTGGACCGTGTGGTTCCTCTACGGGCAGACGGGCGCAGGCAAGACGACCTGCGCCTCGACCTTCCCCGCGCCGCTCTTCCTCGTGCCGGCCAACGAGGGCAGCGAGCTTTCGCTGCGGGGCAAGAACCTGTCCTTCGTGCGCCTGGGCCGGCGTGCGGACGGGGCGACGGTGCCCGTGCGGGCGCACTTCAGCGAGGTGCTGACCGAGCTTGAGCGCCGCCACGCCCAGATGCGCCAAGCCCTCGCCAAGGGCGACGAGGAGGGCGCGCACACCGCGTTCCCCTGGCAGACCATCGTCGTAGAGTCGCTGACGCACCTGGGCGATATGCTCGTCGAGGACGTGTCGATGAACGGCACCAAGAAGATGGATCAGCAGGGCTGGGGGCTGATCAGCAGCTTCCTTCGCACCGTTCACAGCCGCCTTCGGAACCTCGACTGCCACGTCGTCTACACCGCCCTGGCGAAGACCAGCGAGAGCGAGAGCGGCGCGGTGCTCGGCGGGCCTAACCTGATCGGCTCGACCGCTGAGAAGCTCCCCTCGGCCTGCGACGTGATCGCGTACTGCGAGGAGCTTCCCGGCAGCAAGCCCGAGCAGCCGCGCTTCCGCGCCCACTTCCGCAAGCACAGCTACTGGGTGGCGCGCTCGCGCTTCTCGACCTTCCCCGCGCACCTCGACAACTTCACCTTCGCCCAGGTCGAACAGCACCTGGGCCTTGCTTGACCTAACCCGTAACCAACAACGAAAGAGAGAACGACGACCATGGCTCTGATCAGCTACACCAAGGGCAGCGACAACGGCGGCGGCGGATGGCAGCCCCTCCCCGAGGGCACCTACGACCTGAGCATCCGCAGCGCCGAGGCCAAGACCAGCAAGGCCGGCAACCCGCAGATCCAGTTGACCTGCGAGGTCGCGGACGGTGAGTACGCCGGCAAGCGGGCCACCGTGTGGTACTCGCTGCTGCCCAACAGCACCTGGAAGCTCGACCGGCTGATCGACGCCCTCGGCATCGGTCGGCAGCCCACGGGCGAGTTCGACGCGGCGGGCAAGGAGATCCTCGCCTTCGACGTGGATCACCTCGTCGGGCGCGTGGTGCGCTACAACGTCAAGCAGCGCGAGTACCAGGGGAAGGTCAACAACGACTTCGCCGACGAGGCGCGCTCGCCCCTCGACGAGGCCGCGCCCGTGGCGACCACGACCGCGCTGCGCCCGGTGCAGGCCGCGCCCGTGGCCCAGGCCGCGCCGGTCGAGCCGCAGCAGTTGAACCTGCCCGAGACTGCGCGGCGGCGTCCGCGCCCGGCGGGGCCGGCGTGACCGGCTCGCGCAAGCCGCCGACCCGCCCCGGTCACCTGCGTGCCGCTCCGAGCCCGAGCAACGGGGTCGGTGCGCGCCCGCCGACCGAGGAGGAGTTGACGGCGCTCCAAGCGCAGGCGCAGCAGGAGGTCGCGGCCATGCTCGCCGGCATGGTCGAGGCGTTCAGCAGCGCCGCGCCTCCGGCCGATCAGCTTGTCAGCACGGCCGTCGCCACCCTGCACCAGCAGGAGGCGCTCGGACAGGTGATCGACGACGCCACGCACCCCGACAAGCGGAAGGCCCACCCCGAGTGGGGCGTGAAGCTGAAGCACCGGCAGACTGGCGCGCAGGGCGTCATCCGCGTGCCCAAGGACTTCGGGGCCTGCAAGACCATCGAAGAGGCGCTGCACCACGCAACGGTCGTGGCGCTGCTCACCAACCCCACGCCCCGCGTGCTGCTCTTCGCGCACGGCTTCGACGTGGAGTTCTTCCAGGCCCCGGCCTCGACGCCGCAGCCCAAGATCACGCTGACCTGACCCTCGCGAGGCTCACCTCGGAGCGAACGCGCTCCGAGGTGGGCTGCCGCGTGAAGCCCTCGACCTGCGGGTGTCTGTCCTACCTGCGGCGTCGAGGGTTTCACGCGGCGGCTCGACCGCCGCGACGCCCACCACGAACGAACGAGGCAAGAGCATGGGAAAGAGCGAGCACACGCTGAGTACGAACGACGAGGTCTGCACGCCGGCAGCGATCTACGACCGCATCGTCGAGATCCTTGGGCCGATCGGCTTCGATCCGTGCTCGCACCCCTCCAGCACGGTGCCCGCGCAGACGCAGGTGCTGCTGCCGCGCTACTGGACCGACCCGGAGAAGCTGCACCCCGCCGAGGAGGACAACGGCGAGCAGCTTACGATCTGGGGCGACGGGCTCCGCTACGACTGGGGCGGCATGGGGCTCGTCTACGTCAACCCGCCCTACTCGCTGCTCCCAAAGGAGCCCTGGGTCGCCAAGGCGCGCGACGAGGCCGACGAGGCCGTGCTGCTGCTGCCCGTTCGCACGGCGGGCGCGTGGTGGCAGGATGAGGTCACGCGCTGCGCGGCGGTCACCTTCCTCCGAGGCCGCGTGCAGCACGCAGGCGAGGAGCAGGGCGCTCCGTTCCACCAAGCCCTCGTGTACTGCGGCCCTCGTGGAGCCCTGTGGCGCGAGAAGGCGCAGGCCCTGGGCTGGACCGTGCTCCAGGCGCAGCCGTGACGGATCCCAAGGCATCGGAAAGGCGGGTGGCTGTGGCGTGGTTCGGTGCTCTGGTGGCGGTCTTGATCGCCGTGCTGGTCTACTTGCACGTCGGCGGTGAGCCGTGAGCCGGGAGACTCTCCGCTCGGGCTTCGACAAGCAGCACGCCGAGTGTGCGCGCTGTGAGCTTCGCTCGGCTTGCGCTCGGGGCACCGTGCAAGGCGAGCGCCCTTCGGACTGGAAGCCCGGCGGGCTTATGATCGTCGGCGAGGGCCCGGGCTCGGTCGAGCTTTCGCACAAGCGCCCCTTCGTCGGCCCCGCAGGACGGCTCCTCGACGCGCTGCTCAAGGCAGCGGGCATCGAACGCGAGCGGTGCTGGATCACCAACGCCACGCTCGGGCTGCCCCCGCGCTTCGAGGACAGCGACACGCCGAAGACGCCGGGCAAGGCTGCGCTGCACGACCGCTTCCCGATGGCGCTCTACTCGTGCTTGCCGCGCCTTGAAGCCGAGATTGCCGCCGCCCAGCCCCGCGTGATCGTGCCTCTGGGCCCGGCGGCGCTGATCGCCCTGACCGGGCACGAGGAGCACCGCACGCGCCTTGTGCCCAACCCGTGCCTCGACGTGGCCTGCGACCCTGACACCCGCAAGTACCGCGCGCCCTGCCTCGTGTGCGCCAACGGGGCGTGCTCGTGGTACGCGGCGCTGACCTCGACCGACCCCAAGGCCGAAGCGGACGCGATCAAGGCTGCCTCGGGCGGCTGGTGCCCGGCGTGCGGGCAGTCAATCAGCCGCTTGCAGCCCCGGGCGATGAAGTGCCCGACCTGCGGGGGCAAGAAGCGCCGCGAGGAGCCCTACACCACCTTCGGCGCACGCTACTCGCTGGTGGGCCGAGAGGGCGTAGCGGGTGCGGTCTTTGAGGCGGCGAACCTGCCGAGCCGCCTGGACGAACTTGGGGTCAAGTACATCGTCCCGACCTACCACCCAAGCTACTGCCTTCGCTCGGCCAAGGACGCGGGCAAGTACATCGCCGGGCAGTACGCGGCACGCGCTGCGGTCGATCACCTCGCCAAGGCCCAGGCGCTGACGCAGCGCGACGTGCGCTTCCGCGCCGAGGCGGCGTTGACCCGCTCGCCGCTTGAGGTGCGGGCGTGGTTCGCCAAGGCCGACCGCGACGTGGCCGTGGACATTGAGACCAACGCCTACGGTGGGCCCTGGGCCTGCACCAAGATCACGGTGATCGGCTTTGCGTGCGCGTCGATGCCCGAGGCGCTCGTCATCGACACGCGCGACGTGCCGCTCGACTGGAACACGCCGAGCGCGCTGCTCGACGAGATCCACCGCTTCCTGGCCGACCCCGAGCGCGGCAAGGTCTTTCACAACGGCAGCTACGACCGGCTCGTGATCCTGCGCCTCTGGGGCATCGAGGTCGAGGGCGTCGTCGGCGACACGCTACTGGAGCACCACGCGCTCTACCCCGACGAGGAGCAGGGCCTGGGGTTCTGCGCCCACGAACTGCTCGACGCGCCGGCCTGGAAGGGCGGCAGCCACAAGATCGAAGCCGGCGCGACCGACGACCTCTCGGGCTACGAGAGCCTGGAGGACTTGGCGCTCTACAACGCCCGGGACACGCGGGCGACGGCGCTGCTGGACGAGGTCATGCGCGGGCCCAAGGGCAGCGGCGGCAGGCTTCAGACTGAGCACGTCCAGGGCGTTCACGACCTTGATCTTCGGATGCAGAGGATCGCCGTGAAGATGGAGCACGCGGGGCTGCCGATCTCGACCGAGCGGTTCAAGGAGATCGAACGCGCCTGCCTGGGCGTCATGGACGCAGAGCTTCGCGAAATGCGCTTGCTCGTGGGCATCCCCGACCTCGTGCCGCGAGGGCCGCAACTGACCGAGGTGCTCTTCGACCCGGCGGGGCCGATCCGGCTGCCCGTCACCGAGCGGACGGCGACGGGCCAGCCCTCGGCGAGCAAGGAAGTCCTGGCCCGCATGAGCGACAAGCACCCCTTCGTGCAGCACCTGCTGCGGTGGCGGAAGTACGAGTACGTCCTGAGCCACTACGTTCGCGGCGCGGGCCTGGAGCCCGGGCCCGATGGGCGCATCCACCCTCAATGGAAGGTTCACGGCACGGTGACGGGCCGCTGGTCGAGCAGCCCCAACTTCCAGAACTGGCCCAAGGGCGACGGGATCGACCCGGCGACGAACCTCCGCTCGTGCATCGTCGCGCCGCCGGGCCGCGTCATCGTCGGGGCGGACTACTCGCAGCTTGAAATGCGGATCATGGCGAGCCTGTCCGGTGACCCCGACCTGATCCGCAGGTGCATGGAGGCCGACGAGGCCGACAAGCTCAACCCCGAGCGCGACCCGCACAGCTACGTCGCGAGCATGACGTTCGGCAAGACCTTCCTCGACGCCGACAAGCAGGCCCGCAAGGCCCTGCGCGACGTAGCCAAGCGGGTCGTCTACGGGCTGAACTACGGTGCGGGTGCGGCGACCATCCTCTCGGCGATCTACGACGGCGGCTACAGCGGCCCGCCGCTCACCACGCGCCTCGTCGAGGCGACGGTCGCCAGCTACTTCCGCGCCTTCCCGGGCGTGCCTCGCTGGCGTGACCGGCAGCTTTCGAGCGTCCAGCAGGCCGGCGAGGTGCGGAGCCCCATCCTCGGGCGGCGGCGGATCTTCCCGCTGGGCGAGATCGACGTGACGGTGGCCTACAACTTCCCGATCCAGTCCGGTGCGGCTGATCTAGTATCGCTGCGCCTCGTGGAGCTTGATCGCCGCCTCGCTGACGCCGATCCCTCGGCGGTCCTGCTCGCGCAGGTTCACGACGCCGTCTACGTCGAGTGCTCCGAGGACCGCGTGAGCGCCGTCGAGCGCGTCGTCGAGGAGTCTCTCACCCTTGAGCGCACCCTGGTCGAGGGCTCGCAGCCGATGCTGTACTGCGCCTCGGCCAGCCACGCCCGCTCCTGGGACAAGGCCGCGTGACGGCCCGCCCAAAGCGCGACGACAGCATCGAGGTCTTCGTCTGCGAGCGCCTCGGCAACGGCGTGCGCCTTACGCGCCGAGCGTGCGGCAAGCGATACGCGCACCTGCACTCGCCCGCAGCCAAGGCGTTCGAGAAGTGGACGGCCTCGGCGTGCCTCTCGTGCCCCATCGGCAAAGAGCACGCCCGAGGTCAGCGCCCCACCCGCTGGCCTGACGGCGGGACCATCGTCAGCGAGCGCCTTGCGCCCTTGGTGGGCGTTGAGCGGCTCGCCTGGAAGGGAGGAGGATCGTGAAGACCCGGCTCGTGTGCTGCCCCTCGTGCGACTGGCCCATCGCGAAGCTGGCCCTGGAAGGACAAAAGGCGGTCCAGCTTGTGGCTGGTCCGCCCTCGGCCCCGACTTCCGTCGCTGGTGTTGCTGACGTTTCCGTCGAGCACCGCCCCCATACCCCGGCCGAAGGCCGGGCGCAACTTTTGATCGACACCCTCGTCGCGCTCGTCGAGCGTGCGGAGCGGGAGATCCCCAACCACACCTTGCGCGCGGCTCTTCGCAGCGACCTGCGCGACCTGCTGGCCGAGCATGGCCGGGTGCTGCCATGACCGTCGCCGCCATGCGCTACGTCCTCTCGCGCATCGCCGAAGCGTTGGGCTGCTCGCCTGACGAAGACGAAGACCTCGTCGAGGCCGCTACGCGGCTCGTGGCCGAGGTCGAGCGGCTTCGTGGCGACCTTGCGCGCTGCCGCGAGGCGCAACGCGCCACCGCCGAGGGCTGGCATGGACACTCGGCAGAGCACGCCATCGAGTGCGCGCTCGGGCAGGCGTGGCTTGAATCGCAAGGACTGTGGCCGCGCAAGGCCAGCGATGACGACGACGACGACGAGGACGAGGGCTGCGCCTGCGACGACTGCGCCTCGTGCGGCGGCTCGGGAGGTGGCGATCCGCCGATGGTCTGCCGTTCGTGCGGCGGCTCTGGACGATCGCGCAGCGAGCCGAGCGAGCCCGACTACTACGGCGACGAGGACGACGACGGCGAGGGACGCGGCTCCGATTGGAGCGCATGGAGGGCGAGGGAATGGTGATGGACGAGCGACACGATAGACTGGACGCCATGCTCCGCGAGGGGCGGCTGATCCGTGGCGCGTGGACCAAGGGGCACGACCGCGCTTGCCTGCTGGCGGCGCTGTCGCCGGAAGCGGGCGCGGCCGAGTCCGCGTCGGCGTGCCCCGCCGAGGTGATGCCTGCGTGGCTGGCGTACCTCACGCCGTGGCT